GGGCCTGCGGAACCTGTCTGCTCAAGTCGGCCTGATTCTGGACAGGCTCTGGACGGATGAAAATCTATGGCAGCCCTTCAAAACGACGTGAAGGCCTTTATCGTTCAGGCCTTGGCGTGCTTCGACACGCCTTCACAGGTTGTTGAAGCCGTCCAAAAGGAATACGGGTTATCGGTGACTCGCCAGCAGGTGGAGACGCACGACCCAACCAAGACATCAGGGAAAGGCCTGGCCAAGCGCTGGGTGACGATGTTTGAAGATGCCCGCAAGCGCTTCCGCGAGGAAACCGCCGAGATCCCGATTGCGAACCGAGCTTACCGCCTCCGCGCCATGAACCGCTTCGTGGAGAAGGCTGAGTCGATGAAGAACATCGGTCTCGCCATGCAGATCCTGGAGCAAGCGGCGAAAGAGACAGGCGATATGTTCGTCAACCGCTCCCGCAAAGAAGAGCCGGGAGACGAACCGGCCGTACCGACCCGTATACAGGTCGACGTAGTGGACGCGAGGAAGCCGAATGCCGAGCCTTAATGTCCCCCAGGCTCAGTTCCTCACGCTGCCTCACAAGTTTCGTGCGTTCGTTGCTGGGTTTGGCTCAGGCAAGACCTGGGTTGGGTGCTCGGCACTGAGCAAGCACTTCATGGAGTGGCCCGGCGTGAACGCCGGCTACTTCGCACCAACATATCCACAGATCCGGGACATCCTCTATCCAACCATGGATGAGGTGGCCTATGACTGGGGGCTGAAGACAAAGATCAATCAGGCGAACCACGAGGTTCACATCTACAGCGGTCGGCAGTGCCGCGGCACTGTCATTTGCCGGTCGATGGAAAAGCCGCAGACCATTGTCGGCTTCAAGATAGGCCACGCCCTGGTGGATGAGTTGGACGTGCTGACGTCGATCAAGGCGCAGCAGGCCTGGCGCAAGATCATTGCTCGGATGCGCTACAACTTGCCCGGGCTGAAGAACGGGGTAGACGTCACCACGACGCCGGAAGGCTTCAAGTTCGTCTTCCAGCAGTTCGTGAAGCAGCTGCGCGACAAGCCTTCGCTCAAGGATATGTATGGCCTGGTGCAGGCGAGCACGTTCGACAACGAGCTGAACCTGCCGGACGACTACATCGAATCACTGATGGAGTCGTACCCGCCTCAGTTGATCCTGGCGTACCTCAAGGGCCAGTTCGTCAACCTGACGTCCGGCACCATCTACACGGCCTATGACCGCAAGCTGAACCAATGTTTCGACACGGTGCAGCCCGGCGAGCCCCTGTTTATCGGGATGGACTTCAACGTCGGCAAGATGGCGGCAATCACCCACGTCAAGCGTGACCAGGGTCTGCCGCGCGCAGTGGACGAGTTGATGGACGGCTACGACACGCCGGACATGATCCGCCGTATCAAGGAGCGTTACTGGGAACACACCGGCAACGACTTCAGGAAAACCTGTGAGATCCGGATCTACCCTGACGCCTCAGGCGATTCACGCAAGTCGGTCAACGCCAGCCTCACCGATATCGCCATGCTCAAACAGGCCGGCTTCACGGTCATCGCGCCGGCGGCCAACCCGCCGGTGAAGGATCGGATCAATGCCATGAACGCCATGTTCTGCAACGCGCAGGGCGAGCGGCGTTACCTGGTCAACCCGTTTACCTGCCCGACATACGCCGACGGCCTGGAACAGCAGATCTGGGCGCCCAACGGCGAACCGGACAAGAGCCAAGGCAATGACCACGCCAACGACGGCGGCGGTTACTTCATTCACCGCGAGTACCCGATCGTTAAACCGATCACCACAATGAAAATGGGAGTCGCCCGATGACGGACGTCACTTTTACCCGTCCCGAGTACACGGCGGCGCGATACCGCTGGCGCTTGGTACGCGACGTCTGCAAGGGGGCGGAGACCATCAAGGCTGCTGGCGACCGTTATCTGCCGAGGCCCAACGCAGCTGATACCGGTGACGACAACAAGGCGCGCTACGAGGCGTACAAGAAGCGGGCAGTGTTCTACAACGCCACCGGCCGCACAAAGCACAGCCTCGTTGGCGCAGTTTTCCGCACCTGGCCAACGTTGACGGTGCCAGGCGCACTCGATTACGTAGCCAGAGATGTCGACGGACAGGGCGTGAGTGTCTACCAGCAATCCCAATCGGTGATTGGTCACCTGCTTGAAGTAGGCCGCCACGGGCTACTGGTGGATTACGCCGCAGTCGAGGCCGGAACGGTCAGCAGGGCGGACGAACTCTCCGGCCGAGCCCGGGCAAACATCGCCAGCTACACCGCAGAGTCGATCATCAACTGGAAGACTCGTCAGCTCGGCGGTCAGCATCTGCTGAGCCTTGTCGTGCTGCGTGAGACGGTAGATGTCGACACAGATGACGGCTTCGGCAGTGAGCAGGTTGTTCAGTACCGCGTATTGCGCCTGGATTCTACCGGGATGTACACGCAGGAAGTCTGGAAGGAAGGGGCGAGCGAGACCGCTCAGGTTGTAGCCCCATTCACGCCGCTCAATGGTTTGGGTCGGCCGTGGAAGGTGATCCCGTTCCAGTTCGTTGGCAGCGAAAACAACGACACCACCATCGACGATGCCCCGCTGTACGACATGGCCGAAGTGAACATCGGACATTACCGGAACAGCGCGGATTACGAAGAGGCTGCTTACTTGGTGGGCCAGCCTCAGCCATGGATGGCAGGCCTTGATGAACAGTGGCGCGACCATATGGAATCGAACGGAATTTTCCTTGGGTCCCGCGCGCCTTGGCTACTCCCGGTCAGCGGTACTTGCGGCGTCTGGCAGGCCCAGCCGAATACGGTCGCCAAGGAAGCCATGGACGCGAAGAAGCAGGACATGGTTTCACTCGGTGCCCGGCTGATCGAACGTGGCAGTGCGGTGAAGACCGCGACCCAGGCCGACAACGACAGCGCCGCCGAGCACAGCGTTCTCTCCCTGGTAGTGAGCAACGTCAGCGAGGCGTACAGCCAGTGCTTGGAATGGATGGCTGAGTTCGTTAATGCCCCGGGCGAAGTGGTTTACAAGCTCAACCAAGACTTCAGCCAGATCAGTCTGGACGCGACGATTCTCGCGGCGCTGTTCAATGCAGTACAGGGCGGCAAGCTGCCGGAAGGCGACTTCTGGCAGTACCTGCGCGATCGCGGCGTGATCAACCCAGAGAAGACGGACGACGACATTCGGGGCGAGCTTGAAACGCAAAGCGCTGGGCCTGACCTGGATGATGACGAGGCGAAACTAAATGGCGGCAAACCAAGCAATCCTTGACGCCACCATTCGGCACGCTGTTTTTCTGGAGCAGTTGAAGTCGGGAGAGGTGGAGAAGTTCGCACCTTTCCTGAGGGAGATCGATCGGTCTATCCGTGATCGACTGACCCGGGCGGACCTGACGGATTACACCGTCGCCCGCCTGGAGCGGCTGCTGAGCGAGGTCGATAGCCTGCTGCTGGGCGTCTTCGACCGCTATAGCGAGAAGCTGAACCTTGATCTGGTGGACATCGCCAAGTATGAGGCCGAGTTCGAAGCGACAAGCCTAACCCGGGCAGCACCGGTTGGAGTTACTTTCGACGCGGCGGTGCCAGGCGCCGCTGCAATCAGGGCGGCAATCCTCACCAATCCGCTAAGCGTGCGCGGTGTGGACGGTGGGAAGCTGCTCAAGTCGTTCATTGATGGCTTCACTGCAACTGAGCGGCAACGCGTCATAGGCGCGATCCGGCAGGGCTTCTTCGAAGGCCAAACCAACTTCCAGATCATCAAGAACATCCGTGGGACCAAGGCTCTCAAGTACAACGACGGCATCCTGGCTACGACCAACCGGAATGCCGGCGCCATAGTTCGGACGGCAGTGCAGCATGTCGCCACTCAGGCGCGTATGGAGACGCTAAAGGAAAACAGCGATGTCGTGCAGGCGGTGGAGTGGGTCAGCACGTTAGATTCGAAGACGACCAGTCAATGTCGGTCGCTCGACAAGCAGCGTTTCAAGCTCACCGAGGGGCCTCGGCCACCGATCCACATCAATTGCCGCTCGACGGTGGTGGCAGTCACTCGCTTCAGCGCTCTGTTCGCCAAGGACGCCACGCGGGCATCCGTCGGCGATGGTGGCGCTCAGCAAGTGAGAGCAGACCTCAGCTACTACGACTGGCTCAAGCGCCAGCCGGCGGCGTTTCAGGACAAGGCTATCGGCCCGGTACGGGCGAAGCTGTTTCGCGAAGGCGGCCTGAGCGTCGAGCGCTTTGCTGAGCTGCAGCTTGATCGCAATTTTGCACCACTTACACTTTTACGAATGCGAGCGCTTGAGCCATTAGCATTTGAACGAGCATTTGGATGAAAATCATTGATCTTGGCAGGCATTTTTCTGCGCCTGAAACTGTTTCATGTACTCGTCGTATTTGGTAATGATTCCACTAATTTTTTCCTGTGACTCAGCCATTATCTTGACCTGCTCGTCAGTGGTTGTAGCGCGCATATTATCTAGGATCACGTTGCCAAAATTTATGGAGGCAAAGCCGACGTCAGGAGGTACGTAGGCAAGTAACCCATATGAGTGCGTTACAACCGGCTCAGCAATTTCCAAAAAGGTCGCCCGCGAATGCCCAGGATCTGCAATGCGTCCAAGCATAGTTCCTACCGATCGAAATAAAGGTTCCGCGTGTTCACGAATCTTTATTTCTTGTGCGTCAACTCTGGATAGGCAGCTGATAACCATCGCTTGTTTTGTGGATTCTCGACTGGAATACCAGGTTAATCCCGACCCAACAATAGCCACCCAAGCTGCGATCATTGCGATCGTGAATGGAGAGCTCCAAGCGGATAATTTCTCTGCTGTCTGAGGCTTTTCAACATTTTTACTTCCTTTTTGATGATTTTTCACGGAGCACTCGAGGCGGTTGGAATTTCCCTTTAACGGCCGAATTCTCATTCTATTGAGCAGTTCTAACAGCCCGACTTGATCGGGCTTTTTTATGCCCGCAGGCAGGGCCTGCACCTACGTCTCTGGGAGACAACCAATGCTGAAATTCCAACTGGATACCCTGGAAGGGGTAGATGAAGCCGTGCGCGCTCTTTACACCGAGAAGGACGGCAAGTTCGTACTCGGCATTGAAGGTCTGCCACAGCCCGAAGACGTATCCGGCCTAAAGGCCAAGGTTGATGAGTTGCTCGGCGAGAAAAAAGCGGCTGAGAAGAAAGCGCGCGAAGCCGAAGAGGCTGCACGCCTCGAGCGTGAAGAGCTCGCTCGTAAATCTGGCAACGTTGAAGAACTGGAAAGGTCCTGGTCCGAGAAGTACAGCAAGCGCGAGGCAGAGCTGAGCGCAATGCTGGAGCAGGAGCGCGGCACGCTGAGCACGCAGATCCGGGATCTGACCGTGGGCCGTACCGCAACTGACATCGCGTCTGCTCTGGCAATCCCAGGCAGCGCCAAAGCCCTGTTGCCGCATATCGAACGCCGTTTGAGCGTTGAGCAGCGGGACGGGAAGCCTGTCGTGGTCGTCCTGGACCAGCAAGGCAAGCTCTCGGCGGCAACGTTGGACGAGCTGAAAGCAGAATTCGCAAACGACACGGCCTTCGCGCCTTTGATCGCGGGTAGTAAGGCATCAGGCGGCGGGGCTGCGGGTGCTGGAGGTGGCGGCGGGGCCGCAAAAGGAAAAATCGGCGGCACCAAAGAGGAACGACAGGCCGCAATTGCGAGCCGGTTCCCGGATCTCCCTCAATCGTAAGGAAATAACTCATGTCCCTGTCGCAAATGCAGGTTTTCAACGAATACATCATGCCGGCGACTCTCGAGACGCTGGATCAGTATCTCGCCGCTTTCAACGCCGCCAGCCGTGGCGCAATCGTGCTGTCCCCGGACGGCTTCACCGGCGACTTCCTCCAAGAGTCGTTCTTCCAGACCCTGGCTGCTGCCCAGCGACGCGTGGACCGCTACAGCGCAAACGCTGCTGTTGCTGCCACCGACCTGGCCGAGCTGAAGAACACCTCAGTGAAAGTTGCCGGCGGCTTCGGCCCGATCCGCTACGAGCCGTCGCAGATGACTTGGTTGGAGCGTCCTACCACCCAGGGTATTGAAGTTGCCTCGCGCGCCTTCGCCGAAATCCTGCTCAAGGACCAGTTGAACACCGCCATTGCCGCGCTCGTTGCTGCGATCACCGCCCAGGCCGCCGCGGTCAATGATGTGTCGGCTACCGCTGGCATCACCTACGCCGCACTGAACAACGCTCACGCGAAGTTCGGCGACGCAAGCCAGAACCTGGTCACCCAGGTGATGCAGGGCACCAGCTACCATAAATTGGTAGGCCAGAACCTTGCGAACCAGCAGCAGCTGTTCCAGGCGGGCAACGTCCGCGTGGTGGACATCCTCGGCAAGATCTCCGTCGTGACGGATGCCCCGGCGCTGATGCAGGCCGGCACCCCGAACAAAGAAATCATCCTGTCTCTGGTGCAAGGTGCTGCCCTGGTACACGACGGCCGCGACATCATCAGCAACGTCGATACCACCAACGGCAAAGAGCGTATCGAAACCACGCTGCAAACCGACTACACCTTCGGCCTGGGTCTGAAGGGTTACACCTGGGACACCACCACCGGCGGCAAGTCGCCAACCGACGCTGAACTGGCGACCGGTACCAACTGGGACAAGACCGCCACCAGCATCAAGCACACCGCTGGTGTTGCTCTGATCGGTGACGCTTCCAAGTAACCCCTCAATGACTGCGCCGGGGCAATGGGCTCTGGCGCAGCGGAGTAGCAACGATGACTGATAACAACATTTGGTACCTTCCCGGGCCATTCCACCGCTACGAAGACAATGTGAAGGCGTTGGCCAAGAAGGCCGGCCTGCGCATCATCGATGCGAGCGCTACCGAGAGCCGCGACAATGAGGCCGATAGCCCGCCCAAGGCCAAGCTGAAACCCGAGTATGCAGCGGACGAAGTCGAAACCAATCCGGCGAAAATGGGTGTGGCAGAATTGCGCGACTGGCTGACTGCCCGAGGCGTCGAGTTCGACCCGAAAGCCCCGAAAGCCGATCTTGTAAAACTCATTCCTGCGGAATAACTCATGACACTCATCATCGAGGACGGTACCGGCAAGCCTGACGCCGAAAGCTACGCGAGCGCTGCGGATATGGTCATGTACGCCGGCAAGTTCGGCGTGACTATCCCTGCGGAGGAGTCAGCGCAAGAGGCATTGCTGCGCCGGTCTGCCTTGGCGATGGATGGCATGACTTGGAAGGGCAGGAAGATGTCGAGCGACCAGGCGTTGGCCTGGCCGCGCCGGGGTGTTGAGCTGGACTGCGAAATCAAGCCCGACAACTACCTTCCGGCTCGGATCCAGTACGGTCAGATGGCCCTGGCTGCTGAAATTCATCTGGACGACATCGACCCGCCGGACAAGCGCAGGGGCGCCGTGACACTGGAGCGTGTAGAAGGTGCGGTAACTCGCGAATACGCGACGATTTCCAACACCAGCGGCCGGCTGTTGCCTGCGGCGCCGGATCGGCCAAGCGCGACCCAGTTCGCCGACTATCTCCAGCGACGCGGATTGTTTGCGGTTAGGGCCTGAATCAAAAGTTCTCCATTTGCCTGGTTTTGCAATAGACGAAAACATTGGCTAAGTCCTCATCAGTCGCCGCTGACACGAGGTCAGTCAAGGCTCTGAAGTTGTATGAATCGAACGGGACGTAGTGTCGGGCATATTGGGCTATCAATTCATCGGTAAATTCTTCTGCGCACGTCCCCGCCAATGCGGCGCGAATGGCCTCTCTGAGAGCCTGCCTCGCCGGGAGTTTGTCCACGCTCGTAAAGTCCGCGGATGCTTTGACGAGGCGGTTAGCCGCCGCGACCAATAGCTGCACTCTTTCCTTGTTAGTCATGAGAAATCCCTATTAGGTAAATATATGGCCTTCTACGACGAAATGGCCGTGATGGCTTTGGAGATGATTACAGAGTTCGGCCAGCCTGTGATCATCAGCAGGACGGAACCGGGCGAGTACGATCCCAGTCAAGGAGCTGAAGTGCCAGGCGCAACCATCGAACAAATCGCCCAGGGCATCCTGCTCGACTTCACCGGCCTAGAGTTCCAAGCCAACAGCCTCATCAGGCAGGGCGACAAGAAGCTGAAGATCGCCGCGCAAGGCATGGCCTGGGTGCCTGGGTTGCTCGATAAGGTGGTTGCCCAGGGCCGAACTTGGTCGATTGTTCCCCCGATGAAAGAGGTCAACCCTGCCGGCACGCCGGTCCTATATGAATTGCAGGTGCGGTCGTGAGCCGGGCGGGTGCCGGACAGTCCGGCAGTTTCGCGCTGAGCCTTGCCGAGTTCGCTCAGCAAGCAACCGAAGCCATCGACGCCAGCGTGCGCGAAATTATCATAGAGGTGGGAACCAGCCTGATCCGCATGTCTCCCGTGGGTAACCCGGAGATCTGGGCGCAGAACGCCGTAGCGACCCAGTACAACAAGGCAGTCGACGACCATAACAGTGCGTTGCGCGAAGATCCGGCCAACCTCACCAAGGGTGGCAGGCTTAAGAAAGGGCGAAAGCTGAACGACGGCATGGACATCATTGCCCCGGAAGGCTATGTCGGTGGTCGGTTCCGCGCGAACTGGCACATCTCCCTTGGCGTGGTCGAGAGCGTCACCTTCGACGAGGTTGACCCAAGCGGCGCCGAGACTGTCGCTGCACTGGTGGCCGCGATGAGCGACTTCACCGTCGGCCAGATGGCCTACATCATCAACAATTTGCCTTACGCGATCCCGCTGGAGTTCGGCCATTCCATCCAGGCCCCTGGCGGCATGGTGCGGGTAACCGTGGCCCGCTTCCAGCAGATCGTGCTGGAGGCCATCAGGAACAACCAGGTATGAGTCACAAGATAATCCGCGCGTTGCTGGAGTCGCGCCTGAAGGCCTGGGCCTCCGCTCGAACACCGACGTTGCGCATCGCCTACCAGAACGTTGCGTTCGCCCCGAACAACGGCGAGACGTACCTGCGAGCGTTTCTTCTGCCAGCCGGTACCGACAGCAACGACTTGGCTGGCGCACACCGGCTCTACACTGGCGTGTTTCAAATCACCATCGTGACGCCGGCCGGCAACGGCCCATCCGGCGCCGAGACGATCGCCGACGAACTTGCAGCGCTATACCCCCTCAACGACCGATTGATTCGCAACGGCCTCACAGCCTTGATCATGACGCCAGTTGAGCCTGGGCCTGAACAGACCGAAGACACCGCGTTCGCCTTGCCTGTGTCCTTCCAATACCGCGCCGACACCAACTGAGCGGCATCGAGTTAGAATCGCGTTATGAGTAGAAGTGACCAGGACTAGCCCATGGATGATGCAACAAAGGCGCGCCTACAATGGCTGGATCAGTCAGCCGAAGATCATGGTTGGAACAACCGTGAGGAAATCAACGCGAGCGACAAATGTATTTGCAGCGCCTGCGGTCAATGGTCAAAACCATCTCAGATCACGAAGTGGCACGACGAGAAACACGCCTGCTGCCCTCATTGTGGGCTGACCGGTGTTGTCGTTGGTTCCGAGTCAGGATTGCCGCTTGAGGAGTACGAGAACAGTCGAATTCCTGAATAGCAAACCACCCAAATAATTCGCCCGTTGGGCAACCCCCGAACCCGCCATTGAGCGGGTTTTGTCATTTCTGCACAGAGGAAAACCCATGAGCGTCTCGATTCCCAACGGCACTACCTTTGAAATCGCCAGCGTCATGAGCGCTGCGAAGCCGTTCACTGCAATTTCCAACGCCAATCCCGCCGTCTTGACCGCAGCGGCCCATGGCCTGGCCGATGGCGACATCATCGTCGTTGACTCGGGCTGGGCGAAACTCAACGGCCGTCCGGCTAGGGTCATTGACTCCGACGTCGGCGACTTCGCGGCGGAAGGGATCAACACTACCAACGTCAAGAGCTTCCCGGCAGGCTCGGGCGCCGGCTCTGTCCGTTCCGCTTCTGGCTGGACCCAGATTGCTCAGATCACTGAGCCGGCGGCAAATGGTGGCGACCAGCAATTCCTGACCTATGGGTTTCTGGAAGATGACGACGACCGTCAACTCCCGACCACCAAATCGGCCAGCAGCATGACACTGCCGGTTGCAGATGATCCGGGCCAGGCGTTCGTAGCGGTCGTCGAGGCTGCGGACGAAGACAAGGAGCCGCGGCTGATTCGTGCGAATCTCCCGTCCGGCTCCACCATCCTCTACTACGCCTACGTGTCGATCACTGCGACACCGACGCTTAGCCGGAACAACATCATGACCCGGACCATCACCCTGTCGTTCGCGTCCCGTCCAACTCGCTACAACGCCTAAGGAGGCCTCATGGCAAAGTTTTCAATCGCGCCGAAGCCGACCTTTACGGTCGACGTAGCGATACCCCAGGTGGGCGGCAAGCCGGTCATGGTCCCGTTCACGTTTCAATACCGCGACCGCACCGCCCTGGCTGAGCTGTTTGACGCTTGGAGTGCAAAGGCTGAAGCCTTGAACGAACGTTTCAAAGGTACTGAGCCAACCATCTCCGATATCACTCAGGCGGAAATCGAGCAGGGTGTCGAGCAAGTTCGGGATCTGGTCGTGGCCTGGGGATTCAGCGACAAGCTGAATGACGAGTCCATCACCGCCCTGGTGAAGAGCTGCATCGGTGTTTCGGATGCCGTGGTTAAGGCTTACAGCGATGCCTTCGGCAAGGCTCGCCTGGGAAACTGACAGCCGCCGCCCGGGCTCTCTACGAGCCAGCCGCCACCGCCGAGCAATTGGCGGTATTCGGATTTTCCCCTGAAGACTATGACGAGACGTTCGAGGTATGGCCGGACGCCTGGCTGTCATTTCTCGTCATGGACGCCATGGGAACACAGTGGCGCACCGGCGCGTGCGGTGCTACCGGACTTGATTATGCCGTGCTACCCAGCGTGATGCGCCTTATTGGCGTGCCTGCAAAGGATCGGCCGACAGTTTTCCAGGACGTCCGAGTGATGGAGTCGGAAGCGATCGCTGTAATGGCTGAGTTACGCGATAACCGCCCGTGAGAACGGGCACTTATTCAAGGTGAGTCGATGAATATTGCAGAACTCGGCGTCAAGATCGACTCGGCCGATGCAATCCAGGCGAAAACGAGCCTGGATGAAATGGCGAAAGCCGGTGGCCGCGCCGAGCAGTCCGCTGTTTCGCTGATGAACGAAATGCAGGCCCTGGAGAAGTCGCTGTCCACCGGCGCTAAAACCACCCAGGACTTGGCTAAGCAGCGCGAAGCTCTCGCTAAGCTGACCAAGACCGGCGCCTATGGCGAGGCCGAGTTCACCAAGATTACCGCCCAGCTCGACAAGCAACAGGTTGCCCTAGCCAAGTCCACCATGGATGAGCAGAAGGCTCTGAACAGTCTTTTGGGTGCCATTGATCCGGCCCTCGCCGCACTGGCGAAGCTGGATAAGCAGGTCGAGTATCTGGGCAAGCACCTCGACGCCGGCCGGATCAGCCAGGATGATTTCAATTCATCGCTGAGCAAGATCGACAAGGACTACGCGAAGCTCGAAAAGACCGCCACCGGGTTCGACAAGCTGCGCCTTGGCACCCGCCAGGCCCAGGAAAACGTCGTTCAACTGGGTAATGCGCTGTCCTCGGGTGACTGGGGCAGCGGCGTGCGAGCTGTGGCCCAGTTGGGAGCGGGGGCTGGTGCTTCGGCAGCAGGACTCCTTGCCATTCTGGCGCCGCTCGCGTTGGCCACTGCCGCTGTCACCGCTCTTGGGTTCGCTTATTACAAGGGCACCAAAGAGCAGGATGAGTACAGCGAGTCACTGATTGCGACCGGCAACTACGCCGGGGTTAGCGCTGGGCAGCTTGGAGGTATGGCGCGCCAGGTAGGCGCAATCGTCGGCACAACTGGGCAGGCTGCTGAGGTTCTGGCGCTGCTGGCCGGGAATGGCAAGATCGCAGGTGAAAGCTTCCTCGGCATCACGCAGGCTGCTGTGTCGATGCGGGAAGCTACCGGCAAGGCAGTCAAGGAGACGGTAGCCGAGTTCGAGAAAATCGCCGATGAGCCGGTGAAGGCCTCGGCTGCGCTCAATGAGCAATACCACTACCTGACGGCCTCGGTTTATTCGCAGATCGTTGCGCTCGAAAAACAGGGTGATCATGCTGGCGCGGTGAAGCTGGCAACCGAGCAATACGCCGACGCAATCAACGAGCGTACCCCGAGAATTCTGGAAAACCTGAGTTTTTGGGAAAAGGGGTACAACGCGGTTGCGCGGGCAGCGGATAGCCTGAAGAACCTGGGGCGTCCCGATATCGATGCTGACATCGACCAAGCTCGGCGAAACCTGGAGCAGGCCCAGTCAGGAAATGTCGGGGCGTTCCAGAACCAGAAGGAAATGGTTGAGCTCTACAGTAACCAGCTCAATATGCTGGAGGACCAGAAGGCCGCGGCGGAGGACATCGCCAAGTGGGACGGTGAGCAGGCCAAAGCTCAGCGGGATGCTGTCACGGCGATGGGCAAGGTTGATGCGCTGACCAAGTCCTCCTGGACGAATGAGCAAAAGCGCGCCGACGCACTGAAGGAGTACAAGCGGCAGCTCGACGATATTCGCAAAGTCAGCCCCAACGATGCACGACTGAATCAGGCCGTCGTCGATAAAAACATTGCGAATATCAACGACCAGTTCAAGGATCCGAAGACAGCTGCAGGTGCTGTCGACCTGACCAGCTTCAACGACTCGAAAAACGCCCTCAACGCAATTCTGTCCGACTACAAAAACGCGCAGCAGGAACTGGATGCGGCCCAAAAAGCTGGGCTGGTTTCGCAGTCGGACTACCTGCTGAAGCGCCAGGCAATGATTGGCAACCAGCGCGACGAGGTAACCGCTGCCTACGAGGCGGAAATCTCGGCGCTTGAGGCGACCAAGGGTAAAGCTGGTACCTCAGCCGCTCAGCGTATCCAGTTGGACCAGAAGATCGCTGACGCGCGCTCGGCAATGGTCAAGGCGCAGAAGGACTCCGATTCGGAACTGGCCGTGCTGGCCGCGAACGAAGAGGGCCGCCTCAAGAAGCAGGCCGTGGCCGTCAGCACCTATACCGGGGCGCTGCAACGCCAAGTCGAAACGCTTCGGCAGCAGGGGATTCGAGCAGCATCTGGCCTCGGCCAGGGCGATCGACAACGCGGGCTGACGGACCAGCAGAACGGCATCGACGATCGCATCAACCAGCAGCGGCTCGAACTGGCGAATCAGTACGGTGATGGCTCCCGAGGCATGAGCCTCGACGAGTACACGCAAAAGCTGAATGCGCTGAAAGCCACGCAGCAGGATCTGCACGACACCGTCCAGGCCAACTACGACGACATGACCGCCGCCCAGGGCAGCTGGAGCGCTGGAGCATCGTCGGCATGGCAGAACTACCTGGAGTCGGCACGGGACGTGGCTGGGCAGACGAAAAATCTGTTCACCAATGCCTTCAGCTCGATGGAAGACGCAATCGTCAACTTCGCGATGACCGGGAAATTCTCATTCGGTGATTTTACGAAATCTGTACTGGCGGATATGGCACGGATCGCGGCAAGGACCGCGGCATCCGAAGGGCTCAGTGCTTTGTTCGGTCTGGCCGCCTCAGCTGCTGGCTCCTATTTTGGTGGCGCCTCTTCGGCCGGCTCAACCCAGGCTGGGTACTCCGGCGACCTCTCAGGTTTCACCCCAGGCAGCATTCAGGCCAAGGGCGGCGCTTGGTCGGGCGGCGTGCAGATGTTTGCCAACGGCGCAGCCTTCACCAACTCCATCGTCAGCAAGCCGACCGCGTTCGGCATGGCTGGCGGCGGTATTGGGGTGATGGGCGAGGCAGGGGAGGAGGCAATCATGCCGCTGACCCGGACGGCCGGCGGCCAGCTCGGTGTGAGGGCTATCAGCAGCGGTGGGGGCAGCGGCGGGAACGTTTACAACTTCCCCGTGGCTGTCTCTGTGCAGACCACCGGTGACGGCGGCGCGACCACCACGGAAGACACCACTCAACTGGGCAAAGGCATCCAGCAAGCGGCCAAGACTGAAGCCGAAACAGCAATTGCCCGGGGCTTGCAGCCAGGCGGCGCCATCTGGCGCGTTATCAATGGGAGGGTCTGATGGCTATCGAAACATTCACCTGGCCCAGCCAGCACGGAGACGCGCCCGAGATAGCGTATCGGGTGCGCACCTCCCGGTTCGGCGACGGCTACAAGCAGGTCGTCGGCGATGGGCCGAACAACAAGGAAGATTCCTACCCGATCACCTATACCGGGACCAAGGCCAGGGTGCAGGAGATCATGGACTTTCTCGACCAGCACGCCGGTGCAAAGGCCTTCCTCTGGACCACGCCGATGGGCCAGTTGGGACTGTTCACCTGCATCAATCCGGTCCCAACCCCCGTTGGGGGCGGGGTCTTCAAGCTAACGGCCACGTTCGAACGGGCCTTCCATCCATAAGGGGCAACCATGCCGCTGATCAGTGACATCCAGGTTCTCGAGCCTGGCAGCGAAGTGCTGCTCTTTGAATTGGACGGCTCCGACTACGGTGCGGACATCCTGCGCTTCCACGGGCATGCGATTCCGCATACACAGGCTGAGCTGATCGCCGCCGGCGCTGCAGCCGATGAGCTACCAGCGAAGCCGATCTACTGGCAGGGCAACGAGTACAGCGCCTGGCCGATGCAGATCGACGGCATCGAATCCAACGGCGACGGTACGGCGGTTCGCCCCACTCTGTCTGTGGGCAACGTCAACGGCCGCATCACTGCCTTGTGCCTGGCCTTCGACGATCTGCTCGAGTTCAAGTTGACCATGCGGCACACGCTGGGCACGTACCTGGATGCCGAGAACTTCCCGTCCGGCAACCCAACGGCAGACCCAACCCAGGAGACGATCGAGGTCTGGTACATCGACCAGAAGACGAACGAGGCCGGGGAGACGGTCACTTGGGAGCTTGCCAGCCCGGGCGACGTGGGCGGGGAGTCCATTGGGCGCCAGGCCACGACGCTGTGCCATTGGTGCCTCACCGGCGGCTATCGCGGCCCGAACTGCGGCTACACCGGACCCTACGTGACAAAGGACGGGGTGGTCACCGATGACCCTGAGCTGGACGAGTGTGATGCCACGCTGGGCCGGGGCTGCATTCCGCGCTTTGGCGAGGGCAATCCATTGCCCTTTGGCGGCTTCCCCGCCGTTTCCCTTATCGCCCGGAGTTGACCATGCGCAAGCACATATTGAGCGCGATCCAGGCGCATGCGGCGGCCGAGTACCCGAAAGAGTGCTGCGGGCTTCTGCTGGCTTTGGGTCGAAAGCAGCAGTACTTCCCATGCAAGAACATCGCGACCGAGCCGAACGAGGAGTTCAGCATCGATCCGGAGGAATACGCCGCGGCTGAAGACCTGGGCGAGATCATCGGCATCGTTCATTCGCACCCGGACGCCACCAGTCGGCCGTCGCCGCGCGACCTGGCGATGTGCGAAGCCACGGCCATGCCCTGGCACATCCTGAGCTGGCCGGAGGGCGACTTGCGGACGGTGGTGCCAACGGGCGAGACGCCGCTGCTGAAGCGCCCGTTCGTCCACGGCGCCTGGGACTGCTGGCAGGTTTGCGCCGACTGGTACAAGCGCGAGTGGGGGCTTGAGTTCGAAGCCTTCAAGCGCGCCGACGGCTGGTGGGAAAGCAAGGACAACACCAGCCTGTACGAGGCGAACTACGAGGCCGCCGGGTTCTACCGGGTGGACCAGCCTCAGCGCGGCGACATGATCGTGATGGAAGTTGGGCGGACGGTCCACCCGAACCACGCCGGGATTTTCCTCGGTGCCAACCCAGCACTGCCCGGCGAGGATGTCGCGACCTTCGGGCCCGGGCCCTTCCTGCTGCACCACCTATATGGCCGCCCGAGCGAAATCATCGTCTTCGGCGGTCCCTGGCTCGACAGAACACGCCTGATCCTCAGGCACAAAGATGCGCAACCGACTACATGACGCGGCAGAGCCGCAGGAGAACGATATGAATCAGCCTTTTGAGGTTACTGCGGATGGTCAGGTGCGCATTGTCGGCGCTGTAATTCGCGACAATGCGCCTGTGGACGCTAGCGAGGTTTAGCGCCCACGCCATTGCTGATTGCTTTTTCAATGTTGCTAAGGTCTCCACCTACCGCATCCAGCGGAAGAACGTAGGCGGCCTTGTCGACACCGTCTTGAACTGTGTTTTTGAAGAAGTTGACATACTTCTGTAGTTCGGCGGCGTCATAGTCGGGGCGAGACCGAAGATAAAGCGAAATTGCGCCTAACGATGCGACCACGCCAGCTTCGAAAGTTGAGATAGGGGTTTTACTCACATTGACCTCCAGGTCATAAACGCGCCGATATTGGCGCAATCCCAGTCCTTGGGCTTGCAGGCAAAGGACTGGGGAATCCTTTTATAAGCTCACACCGCCACCGGTATCGGGCCTTCGGCTGAGCGGGCGCGGCATCATGGCCTTTATGAACTGCCTAACTGGTGGCTATTGGCGATTAATCAGTCGGTCGAATAGTTGCACCAGCTGATGCTAGGAGCGTTATTTGCTAGGTAACCAACCAAATCCTTTCGCCCCCAGAAGGTGAGCCTTCCATCGGATGATTGCATTGCCAGCACTATGGGGACCTGAGGAAAAAATTTTCCATAGTAGGCGCTCACCTCTTCTTTGGACTTCTCGGATGACACTGCTGCCTGCCGCACCATAACTGACGCGAAAGACGTTCCACTCACAACGAAATACGCACCCCTGAAATCGGACATCTAAACCCCCCCCATTTGTTTTGAAGGCACAACGCTACTACGATGGGATCCAATCCAGTTACTGTGCTTTCGTCCATGCTGGATGCCCAGACAGCCTGTGTGGTGATATCTTGGAGCCATCTTCCACAGGAGTGACCCCATGAGATTGTTCGTAGGCGCGGTAGCTGTTGTTTTGCTGGCGGGGTGCTCATCGCCATCCGATCTGATGTCCTCTGCTCCGGCAGTAACTGTTGCGTCTGCCAAAACGCCGAAAGCCTTTGCTCTTTGTGTATTTCCTGAATGGCAGGAACACAACTCGAATGCGAGCATGAGCGAAACGGCGACCGGGTACCGGCTCGTTAGTGGTTTCGCACAGCAAACGGACGATGTGCTGGATATTAGCCAGGCCAAGTCTGGCAGCGTCGCAAAGCTTTACCAGCGTGTGGCGTGGTCTCAGCTGGGGCGGGGCGGGCTTCGAGACTCGCTTCAGAAATGTCGATAAATACGAAACCGCCGAAAGGCGGTTTTTTATGGTTGGAGAAAATCATGGCTGCTGCTTCGTTTGCCAGAGGCATGACTACGGTCAAGCTTTCAGGCTCTCTCGCCCGAAAATTTGGGAGAAACCACCCGCGACAGATTGATTCAGGGACGGCTCGTGAAGTGTTCAAGGCATTGAACTGCACGATCGATGGCTTCGAGAAGGAAATCAAACGGCTGGCTTCCCTGGGCATGCGCTTCGCAGTGTTCCGCAATCGCAGGAACGTAGGTGAAGCAGAGTTCGAACTCGGCGGCACTCGCGAGATTCGAATCGTCCCGGTGGTAGAGGGGAGTAAGCGTGGTGGCGTACTGCAAACCGTGGTGGGCGTGGTTCTGCTGGCGATTTCCTATGTATTTCCAGTCACTGCACCATATTTAACCCCTGCGGGTATTGGGCTGATCGCCGGCGGCGTCATCCAGATGCTCAGCCCCCAGGCCTCTGGCCTCAAGCAGAGCGCCGGACCAGAGAACGCGCCGTCCTACGCCTTCGGCAGTGCCAAGAACACCTCGGCCAGCGGTAACCCCGTTCCGATCTGTATCGGCGACCGCCGGTGGGGCGGGATGATCATTTCCGCATCGATCTACGCCGAAGACAAACAGTAACGAGATCGCAGTAAGCAGACCGCCCATGAGGCGGTTTTTTTTCGCCTGGAGGAACGCATGGGCGCAGCACGCAAGATCGATATTCACGGCGCGAAAGGCGGAGACAAGAAGCCTAAGTCCCCGACCGAGGCCAGCGACAACCTGCGCTCCACGAACATTGCCAAGCTGCTGATCGCCGTGGGCGAGGGCGAGTTTGAGGAGGCACCCACTGCAGCGAACATCTTTCTCGACAACACGCCGATCAACGACGCCAGCGGCAACGTCAACTTCCCGAACGTGAAGTGGGAGTGGCGCTCCGGGTCTGTCGATCAGGCCTACATCCCTGGCATTCCATCTGTCGAGAACGAGACATCGCTAAACATCGAGCTGCGCAGTGATGCGCCATGGGTTCGCTCGGTTACCAACACCCAGTTGTCTGCCGTGCGCGTTCGGTTCGCCTGGCCCGCGCTCCAGCGCCAGGACGACCAAGGCAATATTGGCGGCTACCGGATCGAGTATGCTATCGACGTGGCTACCGACGGCGGTGCGTATCAGCAGATGCTGACGGATGCCGTGGATGGGAAGACCACTACCCGGTATGAGCGCTCGAAGCGCGTTGATTTGCCCGAGGCCACCACCGGCTGGCAGATCCGCGTCCGCCGCCTGACGCCAAACCAGAACAGCAACAAGATCGCCGACACCATGCTGATCGCCGGCTTCACCGAGGTGATCGACGCAAAGCTGCGCTATCCGAACACCGCGTTGCTGTACATCGAGTTCGACGCCGAGCAGTTCACCAACATCCCGGCCGTCACCGTGAAATGCAAGGCCAGAAAGTGGCAGGTTCCGAGCAACTACGACCCAATCAGTCGCACCTACACCGGGACCTGGGACGGCAGCATGAAGCTGGCCTGGACCAATAATCCGGCCTGGATCACTTACGGCATCTGCACCGAGGAACGTTTTGGCCTGGGCAAGCGCATCAAACCGTTCATGGTCGACAAGTGGGAGCTGTACCGGATCGCGCAGTACTGCGACCAGCTCGTTCCCGACGGCCTGGGCGGCACAGAACCGCGCTTCCTCTGTGACATGAACCTGCAAGGCAAGGCCGACGCCTGGACGCTTCTGCGGGACATCTCCGGCATCTACCGCGGGATGACCTACTGGGCCCAGGGCCAGCTGATCATGCAGGCAGACATGCCGCGTGCCCAAGACTTCGACTACGTCTTCACCCGGGCGAACGTCATCGACGGGAAATTCTCCTACGGCAGCGCCTCGGCGAAGACCCGGTACACCCGGGCACTGGTCAGCTACGACAACCCGGCGAACAACTACGACACCGACGTCATTCCGTTTTCGGACCTGAGCCTTCAACGCCGCTATGGGGACCGGCCAACCGAGTTGAGCGCCATTGGCTGCACTCGCGCCTCTGAGGCCCAGCGCCGGGGCAAATGGGCGATCCTGAGCAACAACCTGGACCGCACCGTCACCTTCAAGACCGGTATGGAAGGCGTAATCCCGCTCCCGGGCCACATCATCCCTGTGGCCGACTCGCTGCTGGCCGGACGGGAGATTGGCGGGCGGATATCGGCCGTTGCTGGCCGCGTTGTGACCCTGGACCGGGACACCCAGGCTAAGGCTGGTGATCGCCTGATCATCAACCTACCTGGCGGCCGAGCTGAAGGGCGCACGGTGCAGAGCGTGTCGGGCCGCGACGTGACCGTCACTGTCGCCTACAGCGAGGCGCCGCGGGCACAGCTTCAGTGGGCGCTCGACGCTGACGACCTGGCGATCCCGCTGTATCGAGTGCTCCGGACCAAACGCACCACCGAGGGCGACTTCGAAATCAGTGCTCTGCAGTACGAGCCGAGCAAGTTCGCCTTCATCGATACCGGCGCTCGCCTGGAAGACCGGCCGATCAGCGTAATTCCGATCACCGTCGTTCCGGCGCCTGCCAGTGTCACCCTGACGGCGAACTCTGTCGTTTCCCAGGGCATCGCCGTAGCCACGATGACCATCACCTGGCCTCCTGTTGAAGGGGCCGTGGCGTACGACGTCGAGTGGCGCAAGGACAGCGGGAACTGGATCAAGGTCCAGCGCACCGGATCGACCAACGTTGATGTGGTTGGCATCTATGCCGGCGCTTATGTGGCCCGTGTCCGTGCGGTGAGCGCCTTCGACATCTCGTCGATCTGGCGCAACTCGGTGCTGACCGAGCTCAAGGGCAAGGAGGGCTTGCCGCCGGCGGTGACGCACCTGACGGCAACGTCCTTGCTGTTCGGCATCGGCCTCAAGTGGGGCTTCCCTGCTGGCGCCGAGGACACGCAGCGGACGGAGATCTGGTACGGGCCAACCAACGTCCTGGAGAACGCCACCAAGCTGGCCGATCTGGCTTATCCCCAGAGCGACTACAGCCTGCAAAGCCTGCTGGCCGGCGCGACGTTCTTCTTCTGGGCGCGCCTGGTGGACCGCACCGGGAACATCGGTCCGTGGTACCCGGTCGGCAACGGTGTATTGGGTCAGGCCAGTTCGAACGCCGGGCCAATTCTCGATCTGATCGCTGGGCAGATTGGCGAAACCGAACTCAGCGATGATCTGAGAGGTGAGATCGAGAAGATCCCTGGCCTTCAGGCCCAGATCGATGCGCTCGATGGCTTGGCCGCCTACAACCCTGATGAGACGTATGTCGAAGGTGACCTGGTCGTCTCCGGTAAGCGGATATACCAGGCGACCGGCCCTGTGCCTGTGGATACACCGCCACCGAACCCTACCTACTGGCTCGACGTAGGTCAGACGATTGAAACGGTCGATGGGCTGGCCCAACAGGTTGCGATCAACACCGTCAACATCACCGATCTTGAAGCCACGGCAACTTCCTTTGAAGCGCTGCGAGCTTCATGGCGCGACGACAACGGGGAGGGCGATCTCAACGACGCCATCGACGGCTGGACCAGCACGGCTTCCATTGCGGCTGAGCGTAGCGTCAGGTCCTCGGAGGACGAGGCCTTCGCCAGGCAACTGGTCATCTTGGACGCAAAGCTCGGCAGCAGCGAGGCGAACATCACCGAGCTGTCGCAGGTGCTGGTCACCAGCGAGTCGTCGACGGCGACCAAGATCGATCAGTTGAGTGTGAAGGTGGGTGCCAACTCAGCGGCTATTCAGCAAACGTCGGAAGCCTACGCGGATACCAGCGGAAAGCTGAACACCATGTGGTCGGTGAAGATGCAGGTAAACGCGAATGGGCAGTATGTCGCGGCGGGTATTGGCCTTGGGATTGAAAACGTCGGCGGGACGCTGCAAAGCCAGTTCCTGGTCAGTGCCGACCGGTTCGCGATCGTCAACACCATCGCCGGCGGCGCCATCTCTGTGCCGTTCGCGGTCCAGGGCGGCCAGGTGTTCATGAACTCCGCCTTCATCCAGGACGGCAGCATCACGATGCTGAAGATCGGCCAGGCCTTGCAGTCGGACAACTATGTTGCCGGCTCCCAAGGCTGGCGCCTGGATAAGGCCGGTAACCTGGAGTTCAACGGCCCAGCCCCGGGCGGTGGACGCCTGACCATGACGAATCGCGCCATCAAGGTCTACGACGCGAATGGCGTTAAACGTGTGCAGCTTGGAGATCTAGCGGCATGAGTTTTGGGCTCGAAATCAGGGATGGAAACGGCAACGTTACGCTCGATCCTTCGTCGTTCACTATGCGAGTTGTGTATAGCGGAGTTGTTACGGGAACCAACTCCGCTAATTTTCAGACGATATCTATCCCTGGAATTACTACAACCAACTCCGCGGCTTTTGTGGTTCCGATTGGTAACTACAATGTAAGCACTGACATGCAACTTGAGACCGAGGTTATAGCTAATGCGGTACGGGTATATAGCTACATTCGAGGAAGGGAGCAATACAGCAGCACGACCAGTTCTACAATGCGGCTCATTGTAATAAGGTTCTCCTGATGGCATTCGGATTAGAATTTACAAACGACAGTAATGTCGTTACCGTTGATTCGGAGTTTACCCGTCTCGTCGTTCTGGCAAAAGGGACCTACCAGCCGACACAAGAGTCTGGGCTTGGATCGGTTACCAACTTTCCTCGAACGGTAACAAGCCAGGAGCCCCCGCTCGTTTTTATCCGGCCAGCCGGGAGTACCGGCATTGCCGGGCTGTGTCTGATGCGCGTCATAGGGTCGCCAGGTGCTTGGACGGGCTTCTATGTTCGCGCTTATGACGAGAATACTTTGCAGCCCAATGGCTCCTATTTTGCGTGCGGATTCGCCGCAACATCGCTCGCCGATTACGGAATGCGGATTTGGGATGGCAACTCAAAACTGTTATTCGACAGCGATACACCCTATGCGAGGTTTACGCGCTCGTTCCAGAACTGGACGTACGTAAAAACAGATACCGCCGGCCAAGGCCAGCCCCGAAACTATTACCGAGTGAATTTCAACTTTCCGGCTGGTGAGTACATGCTGATAAATACATTCAGCATGCCGATGCTCAACGATGCCCCATTTAATAGGGCTCTATATTGTTGGTGGGATTTCTCTGGCGGGAATCTCTACGCACTGACAGTTGGCTCTGGCAATCCATTCGCTTTCTTCCTTCCTGCCGTATTCGCAAAACTCTAAAGGAAAACTTCCCATGCCCTGGTACAAATCGGGGACGGTTTCCGTCACCCTGAATTCCAATGCAGTAACAGGCACCGGCACAGCATTCATCGTGAATGCCCGTGTCGGTGATGCGTTTCGTGGGCCAGATGGACGATGGTATGAAGTCACCAACGTGGCGAGCAACACTGCGATTTCCATCGACCCCCCGTACATCGGCTCCACTGCATCTGGTGGCAGCTACGCGCTGGCGCCAATGCAGGGCTACGTGAAGGATTCGGCTGATGCACTGCGGGCCATAGTCAACACCTACGGCGCCAAGCTGGCCGCATTGGGCACGACAGGCAACTACGAAGTTTTGCCGATCACAAAGGGCGGCACCGGTGGCACTACTCAGGCGGAAGCCCAAGCTGCCCTGGGCCTGGTCAAGACGACCACTGCATATGACACCACGGCCGGCCGATTGCTAAAGGTGGCGGACTTTGGGCTCGGTTCAACCGGCTCAGGTTACGATGGCGCCAACAGCATGGACTCGTTCTTCACAGCCAACCAGATGTTTACTTCGACCCTTGCAGCCCCGCCGGGGCATAACCAGCCGCTGCTGGGGTCCTATCCGATGGGTTTCCACCTGCGCAGATCGAGCAACGTTGAATCTCAGCTCGTCATGGGGTGGGGGGCGCAAGGTGCGTTGGGCTTTCGGCTGAAAACCGACATCAGCACCTGGGCGCCATGGCGCAAGGTCTATGACACCGGGAACCTCCTCGGCCCAGTCTCGCAGGTGGGCGGCGTGCCGACGGGGGCCGTCATTGAGGCTGGGAGCAATCCAAACGGTTCCTATGTGAAGTTTGCCGACGGGACGATGATTTGCACGCTGTCTATCACTGTGACCGACCAGAGCATCAGCGACGCGTATGGTCCAGTCTTCCAGGGATCGCGCTCCTGGGTGTTTCCCATGGCTTTTATCGCGGCACCGGTCGTTACATGCGGAGCCTTCAAGTGGGGTAGTGCTGCCAGCTGGGGCGGGGTGAGTGCTGCTGCTTCAACTTCCGGTTGTTCGCTGCGAGGCTGGGATTACTTCACCAGGGCGAGCGGAACCTCAACTTACATTTCTGCCATAGCGGTGGGGAGGTGGTTTGCATGAAAATTATTCTCAGCCCTCAGCGCCGTGATGACACCCTGATTGCAGTTAAGTCGGGCGACGTCCTGACGCTGAACTCCGTGCGGTTCGACCTTTCGCTGATTGGGGAAGGCGACACCCTGCCCTACGAGGCCATTCATTCCCAGTGGTTGCCAGGCAACGTCGAACGGGTGAACGGTGAACTGATTCTCACGCTGCTGTTTCCCAACCCCAGCAACTACAGCCAGGCGCAGGCCTTTCCATCGCCACTGCTGAATGTGCCCGACGGTGTGGTGGTTTTCCCTGGGCCAGAACAGGCGGACTACGTTCCGCCTCAACCTGATCCAGCCACTCCGATCATCGATGGCGTCATCGATTGGACCAGGCTGATCACTAAGGAAATGAAAGCTGCTGCAATCCTTGCTGCTCAGTTGGCCACGATGAAGTCCGAGCTCGCCGAGCGAAATGCTCGTGCCGCCACGCAAATCTCCCGCATTCAGGACCGCATCGACACCCTGGGCTATGGCATCGAGATTGGCGAGGCGACTCCTGAGGAGGAGGCAGAGCAGGCCGCCCTGGCCGCGCCTCTCAAAGCCTGGAAGATCTACAAGTACGCCCTGGGCAAGGTGACCACGCAGCCCGGGTGGTTCGAGTCGCCAGTCTGGCCGGCTGAGCCGCCCATTCCTCAAATCATCGCGTCACCGATGCTCCTCAGATCCGAAGCCATCTGACACGAGCCGACCACCGCAACCCGCCATCGAGCGGGATTTTTTTTGCCTGGAGAAAAGTTATGAACGCGACCGAAAGAGACCGCGATATTTTGGCGCGGACATTGTACGGAGAGGCCCGCGGTGAAGGGCTGGCCGGGCAGATCGCCGTGGCCTGGACCATTCGCAATCGTGTGTTCGACGGCAAGGACCGCTCGTGGTGGGGTGAGGGCTATGCCGGCGTTTGCCTGAAGCCCTGGCAGTTCAGCTGCTGGAACAAGAACGACCCGAACTATCCCTACCTGAGCGGCGCCAAGCCGATCCCGTCGAAGCAGTTCGCCCAGGCCCAGCGGGCGGCGGATCTGGTGATCTCCGGCCAAGAGCCTGACATTACCCGGGGCGCCACCCACTACTACGCCACCACCATGCCGAAGCCGCCAGCCTGGGCCAAGGATGCAACGCAGACCCTGCGCCTGGGCAACCACATCTTCTTCAAGGACGTTCCATGAATCCCGTCGGGCTCAAGGCCTGGGCAGTCGGTGTGCTGGTGCTGATGGTGCTGGCCGTGGGCGCGACATGGAAAGTCCAGGGCTGGCGCTATGGCATGAAGTTGGCAGAGCAGGCCGGCCTGCACCAGGCCGACTTGGCTGCGATCAGCAAAGCGGCCGCTACCCAGGCCAGGGCAGAGCAGGATAAGCGCTTGGTCCTGGAGCAGCGGTTGTCGGCCAGTGAACAAATCCACCACCAGGTACTGACCAATGAAGAGAAAAAACAGGCTCGCCTTCGCGATCGCCTTGCCACTGCTGATCTGCGGCTGTCAGTCATCCTTACCGAGGATTCAGCCAGTGGCTGCGCAGTGCCTGCCACCCCCGGTGCCGTCGGCGTGGTTCATGGAGCCCGTCGAGCCCAACTTGACCCAGCGCATGCTCAAAGAATTATCGCCATCACCGACGCCGGCGACCGGGGGCTGATCGCGCTGCAGGCGTGCCAGGCGTATGTGCGAGAACTGAATAAATAGGGATTGTGTTCTGTCGGCAGGACGCCGGAGGAGGGAGGAACCACTGTAGGAATATCCAACGCTAAGTTATTGATTCTTATAGGGTGATTAGGCGGTTTTGTCTCACGCGATATAGATAGATTTTCCTTTATTTTTCAAAGTGTTATGATTGCGTCACGGTCACCTTGACATGGTGGGGGTCGTTGGTTCGAGTCCAATCGCGCCTACCAAACAAAATCCGCTCTGCTGGGCGGTCTAGAAGGGCTCACCGAAAGGTGGGCC